CTCATGAATTTAAGAATTTACCTATTCGCATCTGTGCTTCTTCTTTAGACATTGTATATTCAATTACATCATATACAAAATCATCATCTAGCATAATTTGAATCTCTTCTTTATCTTTAGCCTTTCTAGCGTCTGATTTAGCTTGTTCTTTTGGTGTTTTTGGTTTTGTTCCTTCAGGTTTAAATGGAGTAAGATATTTTTTTATTATTTTATCTATATTTTGCATTCTATTATCTAATGTATTGGCTACAGCTACAAAATTATTACCAAATAATTCAGCATATTTAGGTAAATTATCTGTTACACTTTTCCATGTACGCATTACAATAGCAGGTGCTAAACTTCTATCTTTACCTTCTGATTTTTCATATCTGTCTTGGTTTTGAGATAGTGAGCGTTCTAAATCAGTATAAACATAAAGCATAAATACTTTGTATCCTGCTTCTTCTAATTCATTTTTTAATTTAGCAGTTTGATTATATGAAGCTCCTGTTCCATCTAAAATAAAAGATTCTTTGCCTTCTATAGTAGCTTCTACATCTCCTTTAAATTGTTTATTTGCAGCAGCCATTTGTTTAGCTTGCTCACTTCTTTCTTCAGGAGTAGCATTTTTTAAATCTAATGTTACATTAGCTTTTTGTAATAGGGGGACATAAATATCATCTACATTTAGTATTTTTATACCACCTAAATCTAAACCTCTTAAAATGTATCCTTTACCAGCTCCTGGTGCTCCTGCTAATATAATGGCCTTTGGCTCTGCTATAGCTTCTTTTAATAATTTAATTAGTGAAATCATAAATTGAATATTTTATTATAAATATCACAATTTTCTTTTAGCTTGCGTTCTAAATTCGGTGAATATTGGCTTATGTTTAGGATTTTCTAAATCAAATAATTGTTTTACAGTATTAAATATATTAATATTTTCATCTTGTGAACGTTTTGATTCATACATTTCCCATCCTTTACCCTGCATTGATCCTTCTTTAGGACCTCTTTTAGAGGATTTTAACCATAAAACCCCATATCTATCTGCTTTTTTACCAAAACATTCTTCATAACATTTACCATAAATTGCGGTTTGAAGATCATATGTAGTTTGTAAGTGGTTAGAAGTTTTAAAATCAATAATCCATAACTCACCATCAATTTCACAAACCATATCACAAGTACCTGCTACTTTGATTTCATCTGAAAATAAATGAACTTCAGTTTCAATTAGTGTTGGGTTGTATGTTTCCCACCAATCTACAAATCTTAAAAACATTTGCCATACTAAGGTGTCATACATTGGGATTCCGTTTTGTAAAAAGTTTAACTCTTTACCATTAAGATAATCCTCACACATTTCATGTACTTGAGTACCTTCTTCACCTGCTTTTCTTACAATCCAATCAGCACTGTATCCTACTTTTTTTAACCAATCTTGAAAATGTTTACCTTTTGGATAACAACTTAAAACATAAGTAATTGATGGGTAATAATCACCATTTCTTTGATAATACCTTGAATCTGGGAGTGTAATTTGTTTAGCATCTTCCGAAATTTCTAAAATCCTATTATAGGACTTTTTAATTGTTTTTTTACTCATACTAGAGATAATTTTTTTTCCATTAAGGCGTATTGTGTTAGAGGAATGGATTTTTGTATTAGGTTAGTAAAATGGGTAAATCCCATTTCGCTAGGGTCTTTCCCTTCAAGTTCAACTAGATGAACTTCCTTGCCTTCATTAATAAATTTTTCTGCAAATTTTAAAGATTTTTTTAATGCGTCATTATCTAATGCTATGTATATTTTTTCAACTGTTGATGTTACAATCCGTTTCATTAGGTTTTGTTGTATATTGTTGCCTAATAACGGTATTGCATTTCTTTTAATGGCTATGGCGTCAAATGGTCCTTCGCACAATATTAACGGTAATTTCCAATTTATAAACAATTCAAATGGGATGACATCACGTGAGGTTTCAGGATTACGATATTTAATATATGGTTCTTTTTCAAAAGATCTACCTGTAAAATAATTTAAATTTCCAGATTCATCATAAGAAGGTATTATAACCATTTTTGAGTATCTTCCTGATGTGCAATATCCTATGTTATATTTTTCAATATCATCTTTAGTAATACCTCTGCTTTTTAAATAGTAAGCAGCTTGTCTACCCTCAATGTCTGATGATGTTATATCTTTAAATGATTTATATTCTTCAGGAAGTTTTAGTAAGGTTGTATTTATTACAGTTTTACGTTCCTTTTCATTTCCTATTAACTTATATAATTCTGTAAATTTTTCAGGGGATGCTTTAACTTGTTTGAATAAAGACGTGATTTTAGTTCCTTTTTTATTACAAACCCAACAATGCCAAGGATTATATCCTTTTTTATTTTCAGAAAAATTAATCTCTAATTTTGGTTTATGGTGGTTGCAATACGGACAGTTATGGGCTTGGTTGCCTCTAGCTGTTCGTTTACCCGCACCTATAACGGAATTTACTAAACTTACTAATAGTTCATTAATCATGGAGTATAATATACGAAACTAAATTTAGATATCAACGGTTAGTTAAAATCTTTTGTATAAAACTTTCCTAAAATATTATCATTAAAAAATTCATCGGGTGTTTCTAAAACTTGATAAATCATTTGATACTTTACTTCATAATAAGTAAGTAATTTTTTGGAGGGGGCAAATGTTAAAATTTGTCGTTCAAAATTTTCTTTAGGTTCTGTTTTATATAACTCATTCAAATATTTATTTGAACCCCAATAATTTTTCCAATTTGATTCCTTTACAACTAGTTTATAAGATGGTCTACGGCCTACTACTCCAGCATATTCTGCTATTTCTTTTTTACCTAATTTTACTTTAGAAGTATTTTGTAATATTTTCCTACCTATATAAGATTTTTTAGTAGGTGTATGGATTATCCTATATACAAAACCATGGGTTAACTCTGGGAAGTCAGAGAATTCTAATATTTCTTTTTGTTGGTATTTCCAATTTATCATACGTCGAAATTTACAATAACTGTTGTATCTGTAAACTGAGATACTGGTAATGGGAAAGATAATTTTCCTACAGCTACTAATTGTTGTGATTCATTATACAATCCTACACAAGTAATGTATGGTTCAAAAAATGAACCTGTTACAAAAGGATAATATTGTTCACTACTATCACCCGGAATAGATTGAGTTAATAGGGATGGATTTAGTGAGTATCCTAATTCGTTTTCTAATATAACACATTTATATTGTTGTTCATAAATAGTTAGTGATGAAGAAAATGCTATAGTTGTATTACCTAATAATGCAGGATTACTATTAATTGAATTGCCTATATTAGTAGAACGGGCATCTCTAGTAAGTATAACCATACCATGAGAGTAAAATATTTGACCAATTACTACATCTTGTGATCCAGATATAATATTTCCCTCACCATCATCCTTTAAAGTTATTCCGGTAGGATAATCAGGTGTTGATGTTGTAAATAGAAAAGTTCCAGGTATTACTTTTTCCCCATAAAGTTTAGTTGGTATAGATATTGAAGTTATTTGTGATATGGGAGTATTTTGTTCACTTCCAGTATTCCAGTATCTTTCTTGAAGTAAAGAAGATTGAAGGTAATTATCATATAAAGGTGATTCTATATTACCAATAGATCTGTCATCTTCTCTTGTAACTCCCGGAAGTATACTACCTGTGTTTACAAAATCTCCTTTACTTGAAGATATGTAATTTGTGTAATATAATTGTTTTGCACTATTCCATATAGAATTTACTGAGGAAGAATATTCAAATCCAGTTTGAATATTAAGTGATGATGTATAATTTACATTGTTACCAGAGTAAATATTAATACCATTTTCAGACCCTGTAATTTCATTACCTGTAAAAGTAAATCCTTTATCTGCTGTAAATGGAGTTATTGTAACATCCTTTGTTGTGAATTGTTTCCAAGCGCTCATTCATTAGAAGTCTAACTTGATCCTTACAAGTAATTCCTTAGTAAAATCTTTTAACAAAGGTCTTGAAAGTTTAGCAACTGCTACTAATTCCTGATCATTGTTATATAAACCTACTGTAGTAATATATACTTGGGGGTCATTAATAAAAGAATTATATAATACAGCTCCATCTGAACCTGAGATAAATGATGGGTTTGTTGAATAATTTGAATTTTGACTTCTAGCTCTACAAAATATAAAATCTGATGAAAGATTTTCTTGTGAGTTTAAAGTAAACCCTGGTGATGGTGATATAGCTGAGGCATCATCCATAGCTTCAAACATTAATTTAGGATTATTTTCTTGGCTATTTGATGTTCTGTCTGTTTGTAAATTAATACCTGAATCTGCTACTGTACCATCTAATGCTTCACCACTTAATAATATTACTCCAATATCTGGTAGTAAAAACCCATAAGATCCTGAGTTTAGTGTCCATCCTTGTGGTTGAGTAACAGAAGTATAAACATTACCTGCTGATCCTGTTACTATGTTATAAACTCTACCAGCTTCTGAAAATACTGCTGCTCCTCCTAATTTACTATCATCTGTAAGATATATATTATTCCCAGTACCATCAGAAAGTGCTAAAGTCCATACTCCTGGTAGGATTTCTTCTTTATATCCTGCTCTTTCAATAGGTAAAGCATAAAAATATGATGATGATTGATTTCCAAATACAAATGAAGATTCTTCATCTCCTAGAATTAAATTTCTATATTGTCCATAATTTGTTCTTGTTGGTGATAAACCATTAACATTAGGGTTGTATAATAAACTACCGCTACCATCAGCATCACAATAAGCTATTGCAAATTGTACAGAACCTGTAGCTTCTTCAGAGCCATAAATACTATAATAGAATTGCCCCGTGGCACTTGCTGCTTGTACTGATGATGTAAACATCGTTGTTAGTGTAGGTTGATTATTTTCCCATACTGTACTGGTTACATTTTCAGTACTAATAATCATATCCTGAGGTTCTATTGGGTAGAACGCTGTTATTTGATTATCATTTGTTATTTGAACTGCCATATTTTTTTATTTTTATGTTCTAGTGATTTGGATTGGAATTTGAACTCTTGCTCCTGAATCCATTCCTATAATAGTTAAAGTGCTAAATAAAGTACTAGTTGAATTACCTCCTTGACCAAATAAAGTAGCAATACCTGTTGCTGTTAAAGTACAAGACATTCCTATTACGGTTCTAGATACATTAGTACCATTTGTAATCATTGAATTCTCATTTAAACTATTTGCAGATTTAGATGTAATACCATCCCCTTGAACTACTGAAAATTGTCTTACATCACTAACTGTAAACATATACCCAGATGCTTCATTTACTGCATTATTGCCTAAATAGTTTGCAGTTTGTGGTGTAATAGTAGTAGATAATGTTTGTTTTAATTTTACTGCTGAGAAGCCACCAGCTGAAACTACTGGCATTGTTGCTGTGTCTCTTGGTAAAGTTACTAACTTATACTTCATCATTTGAGTTTCATCTGGAAATGCTTCTAATAATGGCATATTTTGAATAGCTTCACCATAATAAGCAGAACCTGAAGGGTTTGTTGGATTATACAATGTATAATCTATTTCATCATCTGATAATGCGAAAGACCTTATGTTAAAAGAACCATCACCTCTTGCTAAAAGTTCTCTTCCTTTTGTTGTTAAGATAGCATCTACTGTTACTACCTGATTGTTTAAATATCCCATTTGCTATGTTATTTTAATTATAAATATACGTTTTTTTTGTTTTTACTCCAAGTTATATTATTCAGTTGGAGCTCTTCTTGTGTCATTGTCTTCATCTGCTCTAAAAGCATTTTTAGCTCTTAATTGATTTATTAAAGTTTGAACATTTCTTTTTTGGATAGGTGTAAAATCCCCAGGTATTAAATATCCTGATGGGCCAAATGTTCTAGCACCCTCTGATCCTGTTGGGTTAGATTGGAATATTATAACTCTATCAGAAGCATTAACTCTTCTTCTTATAGTAAAATTAAATATTTTATTATCTTCTATATCAAAATTCATTGGGTTTGGAGAAACATAAATTCTATCGAAAATAGATGCTGAATTTATAGTTTGGGTAACAGCAAAACCAGGACAAACATAACCATGGTTATTATCAGGTGAATGGGGAACATCTACTACTGTGAAATCTTGTTCATTTATAAATGCTTTACCTTGAGAATTAGCAGATGATGAATATGCAATTCTAATTTCATCTCCCTTTTCAATTAAAAAAGGTAGAGAATAGTCTTGGTAGTTTGCTATTTCTGGAAAATAACCTTTAGTTAGTGGGTTGGGGGAAACATAAGAGCCAATTGAACTTGTAGCATTTGCTGATTGTCCTACATCCCATGTAAAAAATATTGAGTCTTGCTTTATTCGTTTAGCACCAATAGGCCATCCTAATTGATTGATAGTTGGAGTTATTATGTTAATATTAGTTGCAAATTGTCCTTTTTGTAAACATTTATTTACAGAGTGAATAGCACCTAATCCTGGACCTGAGATCCATTGGTATGTTGAGGCTGCATCCGGAATTGCTTCAGCTGATGCTGTAATTGTTACTCCTCCCCCAAGTAGCCTTAAATATCCACCTTGATAGTTTGGAGAAGTTGGATCTGAATCTTGACTTGCTGATAAGAAAAAATCATAACCTGCCATTTGTGAAAGTCCCCAACCACCACTTCCTGGTGCTTTTTGTAAGGTTAAATCTATAAAATTACTTGATGTTGGTTTTCCATATGTACCTGAGCCTGTAGATTTATACATTCCAAAAATACTCCCGGTGTTAAAAGCCATAAATTTAGCATATGATGTTTGGTTGGGTTCATTAGATAATAAAGCATTATATTCTAAAGCACCTTGATATATTGTATTATCACCAACAGCTAATGAACCATAATTAATAGTTGAAAGTGATCCTGATAGTCCTTTTACTTTTCCTACATTATAATTAACATCAGATTTTCTATCTACTTCAAATGTACTTCTTACTTCTGTTATTTGATCATCAGACCCATCAATACTAACTACTACTGGGGTTGTTGGGGCTTTTTCACCTCTAATATCCTCTAAAGGTGATTCAATTAATTGATCTATATTAAATGTTGTAGAATCCCATAACTCATAAGTTTCTTTTGAAGATCTATAATGAGCAAAATAAATTGGATGTTTTGAAATTGTTGAAAATGCTACTCCTTCAGAAGGCATCTGTTGGGGGCTTGAATCTCCTAACCAAGATGGTGAAGTATATGTTGTAATAATTATCCCTTTATTGTGAACTAATATACCATTTGCATAGTAATTACTATTAGGATTTACATCTATTATATTATATACTTTATAATCTCCTTTAATTTTGTTTACTGTTGTTATTGTTGATAAATCTTCATTTATAGTTTTACAAATATCCAAAGGTTTTAATTCAGAAGCATTTACAAGTCCTTTATCTTTAACATAAAATGGATGTTCTTCTGTTGTTTGAATAATATTACCATTATCAAATGTTATTTCTATTAAAGATGAAACTAATTTTGTATCAATACTTCCTACAACACCTTCTTCTTGTTTATTATCATCAGGATTGTATGTTAATATAAAATCTCCAGGTTTAAAATCTTCAACATTTTTAATACTATCTTTTGTTGTAGATATTTTAGTACCTTCTACAAAACAAGTAGTAGCTATTGTGAATGTTTCATTAGACCCTGAAAACATACTTCCTGTTATATTACCGTTTAGGTAAGTAATATTTGTTAGTGGTGGAGTATAAGTATTATAATCTGCACTTTGTAATTTACTTCCTAAATATCTTGGTATGATTGAGGATTTTTGAGTATAAAAACTATCTGGCACTCTTGCTTTTAATGCTGATTGAGATATTATAGGTTCAATATTTGATGGAATTGGACCATTATCATACTCTACAACTTGCAAATAAGTATTTTTTACACTTTCAGTAGCATTATTTATTAAAGGATAATATGATGAGTTTTCAAATTCTAAGTTATTTGAAGGTAATTGAGGGTTAAAATTAACATACTCTGAATCTTGAGGTCCTGATGGGTTATATTGTATAAGTGGGAAACTTCCGTTAACTGAACCACTTAAATATCTACTATTTTGTGGGTTATAATTAAATACTGTCCATCCCGGACTTGTTGAATCTTGTAAAAAGGAAATACCTTCTAAATCATTTAAAGATTGGATAAAGACATTACCTGCTTTTCCATAAGAATCTATAGGAGCTGGTGTACCTATATAATTAGGAAGGTTTAATTCAAATGATGGTTCATTTGCAAAAGTAGATAAATTATTATTAATTACTCCTGTATCTGGATCTTGAGTTTCATTATTAAATGTTAATTGTTCTGGAAACCAGCCTGACCCATCATACCATGAACCTGTCCATGTGGATCCTATCAATGCTAAACTTGCTGATCCTATTCCATAATTATTAAGAGTTCCATCTTTTTGATTGTCGGCAAATTTAGTTCTTTGTATTCTTTCAGGTGAAAGATAAACTTCTATGCCACGGACTGTTTCCGTAAACATATCTGGGGATGGTCCAAAAGATGTTGGCTGATTAAGTCTAATAGGTCTACCCCCATTATTCCAAGGATCCTTAAACCAATATTTAGTTATTCCATATGTTGCTGATGTTGTTGTAATTGTTGGGGCATCTGGGTCACCCGTATTGATTATACCTGTCGTGCTATAATATTTAAGTACTGAATCATTATTTCCTAACATATTAGAAAATATTTCCTCATACTTCATATTATTATATTGTGGGTCTGTAATACCATAATCAACATTTAAACCTATGGCATAAAATTGATTCATTGAACCCGATGTAGTTGGGAATTTTATATAAGGACCCCACTGGTTTGGTGTATTCTCTCCACCTTCGATAGCAGGAATGCCTGAGTATTCTGGGGGTACTTGGTTTATAGGATTTATATTTGATTCTTGGGGTACTTCTATGACTGAACCATTAGAATTTTTTCTAGCTACAACTTCACCATTTGATAAATTTTGGCTAGACCAACCTAAATAACTCCCAAATTTATTTGAAATAGAACCTGCTGGGATGTCCATTTGACTGGGTAAAATTAACCCTACAATCCACCAATCTTCTGGTTGAGTTGGGTCTTGATAATAAAATATAGAACCCGTTTTTGTAGAAAAACTATTATCTATTTCCCACTCAGCCCATAAATTATAAACTGATTCTAACCCAAGTCCTTCTTTTGTTGGGTCATAAAATGAGGATGTTGATTGTAAATCAAAAGTACCTGAAGGGAATGTGTTTTGAAATGGGTCTGTAGTATTCCATGAACTATTTTGATATGCACCAAAACTTGCAGTAACTATTAAGTTATATGTAGTATTTATTGTATTTGGCTCACTAAAAGGATTTACTAGTAAAGATTGAGTTGTTACTGTTATTTCACTTCCACTGAATTCTCCATTATAAAATTCATCTTGTGATTTATGTAATTCATAAACACTACCAGATATAGTTTTATTTTCTATAATGTAGGATTGTGTAGTAAATGAATTCCATATACTTGATGAAAATGGGAGAACAGCACCTTGAAAATCATTTGCGTTTGGTTGGTTTACAGAATACATCGACCAAAGGAAGTTTTCCATAGTTACAGAAGCAGGTATAGGATTATTTGGATCACTAACATCCATACCTTTAAACCAGAAAGTAATATCTTCCCCTGGGAGCATTTCATAGTATGAAGAACTTGCAATTGTAGCTCCAATAGGAGACAATGAAGATGAAGTTATTATATCAGTACCTATAATTCCTCTTATAGATGATGATACTGCAAATTCAAATCCTTCATCAAATCCTAACTCACCTACAGTATTAGTTTGGTTAAAAAGAAATCTTGTTTTAATTGGGGTTTTTAATCTTAAACCTTGTTTTAAAGAAGTTCCAAATCTAGATAATACTATATCTCCATATGTTGCTGTACTTCCACCTTGAGGAATCAGATTAATATATTGGTCTGGTAAATTACCAGGAGTATTAGACGAAAAATATGAGAAAAATCCAGATTGGGTAACTTCAACATTGTAAGGATTTAAAACTCCTCCTGTTGATCCACCAATATCAACCATCTTAATACTTCCTGTAAGTTCTAAATCTCTATATGAGATTGGACTATTCATTCCTGTAGCTGTAGATTGACCACCTACTATTGATCCTGTTTCAGGTGTGTATGCTATTATCGTATTTGGATTAACTGTAATAGGTACACGACGATTACGCTCCAACATATGTTGTTTAACTATAACACCTGTAGTTACACTAGTACGAGCGGGTACGTATGATTTAATTGCTTTAAATAATGAATTATCAAAATATTTAATTAATCTTAAATAATCCCAAACATCACCTTCTGTATATTTTTTAAAATATTCATTTGCTATATTTCTTAATTTAGGGTAATAGTTTTCTTTACCCTCATAAGCAAATCTAGGATCAGCTAATACATCTGATATTACACCATAACCATAAGTTGCTATTATATCATCATTTACTTCATCCTGTGGTGAAAATCCTACTTCTAAACTTGTTATATCTTCAGTATAACTTTTGCTAATTAAATAGTCTTGATCTATACTTCTATATTTAGATAATACATTACCATAATCACTACCATCATCAACTTGAATTTTATTTGAAATTCTATTTCTAATTCCTATTGCTGGTTGGTCTAGAAAGTATGTTTCTACGTTAGGTTTACTATAAGTGTAGGTAGATGCTGCTTCATACCCAATAAATTCATAACTTGAAGTTAGTGAAGAATTTGAAGGATTGATAAAAGATTGGGTAAACACCATAGGTGCTGATCCTGTAATTGATGGGTGTGATGATGATATAAGAGTTGAGAATGATTCACTTACGGATGCCGTAAATTTATATTCTAATTCATTTCCTAAAGGTGCTCTAAAGTTAATAATATCAAATGATGATTCTGATCCTGTAACATTATTACCTTCAACGGATTCAGGATTCATTACAAAATCATTAAATACTTCTTTTGAAATATTGTTAGAATAATATCTAAATTCTTGAAAAGATCCTGAAAATATTTTGGCTCCTTCATTTAAGACTTCAGTCATTACATCTGAACCTGAAACATACCCCCCAACATAAACACCATCATATTCTGTAACTCCAAAACTATTCCAAGATTCATTTATTGTAGGATGTACAGCTTCTGGTAAATCATATTCTACACTATCATAAGTTCCTCCTCCATATCCTGAGTTGAAAGCTATATTTGCTGAAGACATACTTACTGATCCTGACCATCCTAATGAATTTCCATCCCAACCATCTACTTGCTTATTAGCTACAAATAAAGTATATGTTGTTGGTGTGTCATTAGTACTAGCACTTACGTGTTGGTCTCTTTGTAGTAAAACACTCCACCACCCTCCATCAAAAAATGGTAATTCAATATCATCTGATATTTGTACTCCCCCATCGGGTTGAGAGGCAGACATATAAAATCTTAATTTACCATAGTTGTAATAATCACTAAAACTAGACCCAGAATATGATCCTGATGGTTGGTCTTCATAAAATAAACCAATACCCCAATCCATTTGTTGATCATTAGTTCCATTTGATTTTTTAACGGCTAAAGATTGGCTATAAAATTTACCTCCATAACTTGATGATGGGTGTCCTGTAGTTTTAAATCTAAAAGCAAGACCATCAGGTACTATATACTCATTACTATCTATCTTATTACGTTGTAATGGCATCCAAGGTACTTTAACCGACGAACTTGCCATATATTGGTTGGCAACTGGTGTATACGCGTAACTATAACGTTTATACCATAAATCATAATCATCTGAGTTGTCCTTATTTTTACCCCCAAATTCATTAATTCGAAGTATTGTATTTGGAATACCCCAAATATTAATTAATTGTCTTAAACCACTAATTGTACCTTTTTTCTTAGTAAGATAAGCCATATTGTGGTAAAGACGTTTATATATTTCTTTACTTACTTTATCAATAGCATATGGGAATCCTGGTTCTATTAGTTGTTCTACATAATTAAGCCATGAATACCCTAAATTCCAGTAATTTATTATTTTACCATTATTTACAGCTACATAATCTGTAATTAATTCACTTCCTGTTGGTGGAACATAAATCCCATTATCTTCACCTGTTAACCCTATAAAATTATCTTGGTTGTCATAATTATTTCCAAAAGTTTCAAATCCTAAACCTTTTATAGCATCAGCAGCTAAATCTAAAGGCAATCCAGATTCTGGGTCATTAGTAGTGTTATATCTTTCACTTAATGCTTTAGTATATAACCATACTTCATCAAAAGATTGACCCACCATATTAGAAAATTCTACATATTCATTATTGTCTGAATTTTCTGTTATAAAAGTTGGTATAGTATAATACAACCAGTTTTGATTATCTTCATCATATAAAGATGCTGATAATACATAACCTCCATAGTATTGGGAATTTTCAACATCACTACCCATCCATGTTAATACCTCTGTACTTCCTGTTGGTAACAGGGAATAAGGATATGATGATCCAGTTTTTGGATATGCAAAAGATGATGAATTATAATAAAGATAACTTTCATACCCATCAAAATTTGAAACTAAATTTGTAATATTAGTTTGTAGACTTGATAAACTCTGAGATATTTCTATTACATTAGGATTTGATCCTGTTATTGTTGTGATAGTATCAATGTCAGATTGGTATGATTGTATTTGAGATACTTTTTCATAAAAATTATTAATTCTCTGTTTTGCTGAAGAAAAATTAATATATTCATCAAACGTGTTGTATGAGTAGTTAGGAGTGATTGTTACCCCAGTTTGGTTTAAATAATTTAAAACACTATCTAATGATGATGATGATTCGGTTTTTGTTAAATCTTCATAAGATTTTAAAGTTGTTGAATTATTAACTAAATCTTGAAGGGGAATATTAACATTAGGACCTTTAATGTAATTTGCATTATCTATAAAATTTGAAAAATCTTGAATAAATTCTACTTTATAGGCTACTGTTTCTCCTACTTTAGTTGCAACATATAATCTCTGTTCAACATTATAATTAGCAGGTAATGGTTCATATAATTTAATTAATATAGAAGGATCTAATGCCTTTTCAGGAGTAGATTCTAATGCAATATTAACAGCAACTACATAATTATTTTGATAAAAACTTAAATAAAATTCATCAAAATATTCAGTTGAGTTTAATTTATCTTTTAATGAAGCAAAACCATTTTTAATATCTACAGCAGATATTGCATTAGATTTTATTCTTATTTCTGTTCTATCTCCTGATATTTCAGATATATAAAATGTTTGAGTTGTTGATGAGGCTAATTCATAATTAATAAAATTATACACAGCAAATAACTCACCATTATCAAATCCTCTATCGTATAAATCTAATGTAGGTTGTAATGTAATATTATTTGTTGGGATAGAAGCAGATCCTGTATTAACTACAGCAACACCTTGACTGTTTGTATAAGAAGTTGCATCTGAAGTATCAGCAATTGCTGTATTCTCTTCAATTGTATAATCAGTAAAGTTATAATCTTGAGATAATAAGGTTTTTGTAGTACTATAAGTATAAAATTCAATTATACTCCCACTTTGAAAAAATGAACCTGATATGTCTTCACTTGGGATAATTTCAGATTCAGCAAAATCATACCCCATACTAACAACTGTAGATGCTGGTATTTGAATGCAGGAAGAGCTAATATTAATATTATTTTCCCTATCATTAGTTATAGGAGTTACAACAGCATCTCTTTCGAGATTGCTTTTATAATCTGTACCTAATGCTTTAGACATTTCTTTTAATTCATCAAATTTATATTCCATTAACTATTATATTATTGATTATCCGCAAAATCTTGGATTATTTGAGCAATCTCTTGTCTTACTTCTAAATTTTCTGTTCTTAATTCTGCTATTTCTGCTAATAATGATTCTATTTCTTCCCTTTGTGGAGCATAATCAATAAAATCTCCACTAGTTTGTACTAAATATTCATGTGAGTTAACCTCACCATCTTTAGGTATTTCATAAAAAAACTTACCATACAATATCCAAAAATCCTCTTGAGTAGCCAAATTAACATCAAAAAATGATGGATCATCTACAGATGTTAATTGTGTAAAATTTGTATCTATAGTATTATTAAAAGCTTCCTTATCAAATACTTGTCGTATTAATTTTATATTTTTTTTATTTGTCATCCTTTTGCTACCTTAAACATAATATTTTCATCGAAAACTTTTACTTCACCACTTATTGATGTTTTAACTAAAATTGTATAATATCTTTCAGGTTCTAAACCATTACAATATAAATCAAAGTAACTTGAAGTATCATCAGCACTAATCCTTGTGTATTCAGGATCAAAATCAATTACAAATTCATTAGTTTCTGTATCTTTAATAGCATATAATGATTGACTTTCTGGAAGAAAATAATTAGTTGTATAGAGAGAGGCTGTTAAAAATGCTCTATCTGGATACTTGGGCATAGCCGCAAATCTTAATCTAGGAATACTTTCTGAATAGTATGTACCGAGATTGTTATAAATAGAAACAAAACTTTCTACTTGGGGTAATATAGTATTTTTAGAAGATCCAGTATTAAAAATATAATCATTAAATCTAAATTCTAATTGTGGGGGATAGATTGTATTAGTATCAATTGAAAAAAATCTAAAAATTGTGTTGTTCGCTTTAGTATTAATAAATTCACTTCCTGAAGGTTGTTTTACTAAAAATCCTTCATTAGCAAACCCATTAACATTATTTAATGAGTAACTGTACCAAGTTTCAACTGTTTTTGATACATCAACAAGAATATCTTTTGTATCAGCATAAGTAAAAGCTTGGGATTGTGTTACGGGGTCTAAAGTTAAATTAGAACCTGTATACCAATTTCCTCCACCTTCTAAAGATGAGTTATATGAAGCTGTTACATAAGGAGAAAACCCTGATGAGGGCCACTCTACAGATCCTGAATAATCTAACCAGTTCCAACTAGTACCATTAGTTACTATTGGGGAATCATTATATCTTCCTGTTCCCATACCCCAATTTCCACTAACAGGATAAAATTCTAATTTTTGATCTAAATTTAACCCTGTTACTACAGCATTAAAGTTTCTTAAATATGCTTTATATTCTCCATTTATGATTTTATCATTATACATCTCAGCAATTTGACTTGTAGGAAATTTAATTAAATATCTACTAACCTGTGCTGTAGCATTTGCTTGATAAGTTGATGCCTCAATAATCTGATCTAATCCTGTATTTTTATTTGGGAATTCAGTGTATAAAGTTGCATCTTTTTCAGGAAAAATTTTATAAATAGCCATATCTTATATATTATCGTTTTTTGATTTTTGTTCCACCATATAATCCATATAAGTATTTTGTGGAGTATATGCTTGTACTTCCTGATTTGGAACATTTTCGCCTTCTTTATTCTTTAAAGGAGTACCACTTGTTGGGTTAGGAGTAAAATTATTTTTAGTAGATGGATATTGTTTTAATTGATATGTACCATCTTGACCAACGGTATTAAGTTTATTGGGTGCTATTCTATTAGGACCTCCTGATCCTCCTTGTCTTACTCCAGCTTCACTTGATTCTATATCTAAAGCAGTAATTTTAAGAGCGGGGGATGTGCTATCTTCAGGTGTTATACCATTTTCATACAAAATAGAATTTTGATTTGTTCTAGAATCTTGTAAATATGGATTTTGTGCTGAATAAACTTGTTCAAATCCACTCCCAGCTGTCATACCATCTACAACAATAACAGGATCATTAATTGGACCTCCTTCAGGTTCTGGGTTTTGGGTGTCTAAATTAGTTTTATTAAAACTATCTCTTAAGGATTGTTTTGGACCTTTCCTAATTCTTTCTTCTATTGCTCTATCTAAATTATTTGTTCCGATTGCCATTTTTTTTTATTTTATAGTGGTACTACTCTACCTTTAATGTCAGTATTAGGATATTTAATTTCAAATATCATTGGGTCTATTGAAGGATACACAACATCATTTACAGTTGCTCCTGGGATGTCATATGCATAATCACTATACCCCAAAGATACTCCTGATAAATTATTTACTGTTATATTTTTTACAGTTTGGACTCCTTCTACTTTATCTAAAAGAATATATAAATTATTAAGTAAAATAGGTTGATTAATCTGCCAATTATCTACTGCAAAGAAATTAGTTAATGATGTTATACATTTAGTAATAGTTTCATTATTATTAAAATTAGGTAATACTATAATATCAAATATTACTTCTATATTAATAATAAAAGCATCTTTAATTTTAACAGAATCATTAATCATTCTATACTCTGCTAAGTAAGTTTGTAAATTTTGTTTCATTAAAGGTGAAGCTGTTCTTAAATTACCATTAGCATCATATGTTAAAACAAATAAATCTAACATTGTAGGTAATTCACCAGGTTGAAATTCATTTATTTTTACTGGGGCTGCATATGCTTTTGCTATAGTACCCAAATTAGAAGGCATAGATAAAGCTCTTATTAAATAATCTTCTTTTGTTACAGTACGTAATTGATTTTGGAAGTTACCAACAGCATTTAATCTTAATTCTTCAACAGTATCACCATCTTGACCCCCATCAGCTGCTAATTCATTATTTGAAGAAACTGATTTAAATATTTGATTTGCTAATGCTGTATCTGGTAGGTTGGGGTTTACAAATGTAAAATTAGTATCATCTAATACAGTTAAAGTACCAGCTTCAACATTAGATCCAATTCCCCCTCCTGTTAGATATCTAAAATTTAAAGTTGTATTATATGGAGCAATACCATAAGTATTTGTAAATATAAAATTTAAAGGTGAAAAAGCAGTTGTTAATTGATCTCTTTCAAATGACAATCCTAAACCTACATTATCTGGGTTTGGAACTATTTGCTCATCATTATTTGTTGTTGCCCCCGCTCCAAATTGAATTTGTAATGACCCTGAGTCTATAAAACGTGATACAAATCTTCTTTGCACTTGTTTTAATCTAAGTAAATATGGAGCATCTTCTTCTATATTGAATTGTGGGTCATTTGTATTTGTGTTTCTAATCGTATCATATACGTTTTCTTGCGCCATATTGGGCACTTCATACCAGGTATTGCCATCTGTATCTACGCAGTCTAATATGCCTATAATATTAGTATCTTTAATATTTCTTTCATCAAATCTTTTTGAGGCATTAAATGTAAATGATGTTGTATTAATAGTTGCAGATATTGCTTTTCTTGTTTTCTTTAATAAGAAATATGTTGGGTTATTACCTGAAATTTGATATACTGATGTAGTTGTAGGATTTAATGATCCTGATGCTGAGAAGTCAATTACATCTTCAATTAAAAACTTTATATTACTGTCTAAATTAGAAGTAATTTGAGTATTTTCTGGAATAATCATGGCATAGTTGTAATCTGGAACATATTCACCACTTTCTAATATAGCTGGTACTTGTTGGTAAAAGTCAAGATTTACACTAGCTGCTGTTGTTACTTTAGGAGTATATCCTAATAAGTAAGCCATTTGGTATAAATTTTCCTGCTGTCTTGCTTTTTGAATAAATGTTTCTTGTATTTGGTTATCTAAATAAAAAGATAACACATCACCTACATAAGATGCCATTTCCATAAACAACATACCTGTAGAGGTATCTGTAAAATCATTATAGGTATTAGGGAAATATGTTTTTGAATATTGTATTAAAGAATTTCTAAATTGGTTGAAATCTTTATTAATATATCTTATGTCTCGTTTTAAATCTGCCATTATTGTAGTAATATAGTTATGTCATCAGTTATCCCAAAGTTTGCTACAGTATATGTTAATGTAAAACTTATAGTATTTCTATCAGGTTGATTATCAAATAGAATTTCTTTTATATCTACTTGTGGGAAATAATTTTTAATATCATTTTGTATTCGTTCTTGTAATTCGTCGGTTGTTCGATCTAAAACATTTTCAAATAATAAATTTCTTAAATCTGCCCCAAACATAGGATTAAATACTCTTTCTCCTCTATTGGTTAATAAATAATTGATTAAATTGGATTTTGTTTGCTCTCTAGTTGTAAATGTAGGTACAAAAACAGCAGGCCCATTTAAGGGAAATCCAAACCCAACAGCTTTACGGCCTACTGAGTCAATTGGAAATCTGTTTTGTAAAATTCTTGCCATTTATTTATTTTTTTAACAATCCTGATATTTGTGCCATATCAACTTCACCTGGGGGTAATGATCCATTAATTGCATCTCCGCCTTGTGGGTTAAATTTAGGTTGTACTTGAGCTGATGTAAATTGTCCGCTCATATCACCTAATATATTTGAATATGCTGATCTTTTTTCTTCCGCACTCATAACAGGTTGTTGTGGAGTTTGTTGCTCTACAACAGTTTGATGAGGTACTGATGCTATAGTTGTAACTTTTGGAGTCTTAACAGCTTCCAGTAAAATTTCCTTCAATTCTTCTTGAATTGCTTCTTTTACTGATTCTTTAATTAGAGTTTTTAATTGTGATGACTTCATTTTTTATTATAAATATTAAATTATTAAATTTTTTAATCTCCTTCAAAGAAACTTCCAGTTGATAGAGAAATTATTCCCCCCTGATTAGATTGGATTTCTTTTGTAAACCCAGGTGGATCATAATCTTTAAATACAACTGTGTATTTAAGTAAATATTGCCCGGGTTCAGCATATTGAATTTTAACTTCTATAGCTTCTCGATCTACGGTTTTCACTGTTACTACATTTCCATCTTCACCACTACCGGCGTTATTAAAATTTGAATCAATTCTTACCTTAACTTCACCTTGTAAATAACTACCATATTCAGGCTGGCCATAGTCTCCTTGAACGTATTGATTTTGAACTTCATTACCTCCTGTGTCTATTTTTAAATAAACAGATTTATTAGGTTGTGTGGTTTCAACAAATATTTGTTTATAATAAGTACCAGACCCATTTTGTACAATAGGTAAAGTAATATCTAAATCAGACATAGTTACACCATTAGGTAGTAATACAGTAACTGGGGGTAGTGGTGGAGGGTTTGTACCCCCAGGTGCTGTTGTATTTCCATCTGTACCCCCACCACTTACATTTCCATCACCATCTATTCTATCATCATCATCAGCTTCTTCCATATTATCAAGAACCCATTTATTTTGCCAATATCTAACATTAAGTGAATCAACATTAAATTTAACTTCATCTATTAATACTTTAACTGATGTACTATATGAATATGCTCCTCGTTCTTCCATAGTACCAATTGGTGGTCCTATATTATAAACATTAATTCCTTTAAATATATTAAAATTAGAAGGATTTATGTTTGTTGCTTTTACTCTTCTTTGTGGGAATGAATATTCATTATCATCATTATATTCTATAGTTAATCTCCAATCAAACCCAGCATTATATCCAAATCTACCACTTTCATCTTTAATTATTTGCTGGCCAGATCCTGGGTCTATTTCACCCTTTGTGTAGTTACCATCAGGGTCTAATGGAATAAAAATTGTAGGTTGTCTTTGATATAAAAGAGGATTACCACTATTAGGGCTTAGTTGTGATAATAAATCATCTTCATTGGCAGTATTTAGGTTTGGGTTTACAAAATTTCCGGATTCAGCTGCTACATTTCCTATTTCATTAATTAAATCATTTACTTCTTGTTGAGTCATAGGCCCACCATCTTCACCCCCATTTTGTGCTAATTCTTCAATGCAAACATTTAACACACCATCTAAAGTTTGTAATTTTGTAACTATAGTTTGAGCAGCTTCTTGTATAGTTTTACCGGCAGATGGTACTACTTTAAGAGCACCTTTAGCTCCTTTTAATAAATCACCTAAAGTATCTAAAGAATCTGCTAGAAGTGTAATAACATTTATAGGAATACCAACACCTGGTGGGACTGATGTTGGTATAGGGATGGCTTTTATTACCTTAACGGCTGTACTTACCGTAGTAACTATAGTATTGGTAGTTTCAGCTGTAGCTTCTACAGTATTAAAAGCACCAACAACATTTTCAAGAGCTCCCTGTATTTGGTTTTTTTGTTTTACTATATTTAGTAATTCTGCTTTTGGGGGGCAGGATGCCTTAAATCTATCTATAAGAGCATCAATAGCAACTTCAAACTTAGTTAAGTTTTTAATTACTTTTGTAATTGTTTTTATTAGAAGGCTAGATAGAAACGACATTATTTAGATTTACTTACTTTAGATTTATACATTTGAATTTTATTAAGCATTGTTTGTGCTTTAACAAGTGTTTGTGTAGCAGGAGCTGGGATAGCTGCGTTAGGGACAAAAGGAATTGGTGTACCAATTGGTGTTCCTAATGCACTACATAATGATATTAATGATGTCATTAATGATGAAAAATCTGAAAGAAACTTATCACCTAATATTATGGGTTCAGTAGCACCCTTATCACCTAAATAAATTTCAGGAGATGATACTATGGTTTTTGGGGTATCTATATTTACACTATTTACTGAGTTTAGATTTATAGTATCAAAAGATGAAAGTAAAATAGAATCTGATTTTGAATTAAATAATAATCTACCTGAATTTAAAATTACTTGTTCTTCTTTAAAAATAGGAGCTGCTGTTGGTGATGAAGCATATGATTTATAACTTTTACTAGCTAAATCAATTGGTACTTCTTGAGTAGTTGTTAAATAAATACTAGATTTATCTGTGTTTATGTCTTCTACTTGTGGAATCCAAGGGTCACTATCTTCTTCATGTTGTCCATTTTTTATTATTGTAATAGCATCACCGTTTTCTCCTGATTTAGACCATGTATTGGGGATTGTTGCATCTTTATTAGTTGAACCAAATCTAAGAGATTGTCCCCATCTTCCTTGATATATTAAATCACCTTCATAGGGTTGAAGATTTCTTATAGATAGTTTTTCTTTAAAATCTTTACCTAAATCAATTTCAGTACTACCATCAGAAACTCTTCTAATTGAACCAGCAGTTGTTTGTTCGTAATCTTGAGATTGTGCTGCGGGTGTTGATTCCCCATTAATAGGATCTGGGATAGCATTATGATGTGTGCTATTCCAAATATTTATTGCCTGAAAGTAATAATATGTTTGGTCATTAACATCACCTTGAACATTACTGTTTGGTAATGATATTATGTAAACTATTTCGTTTTTTAAAGGTATATTAGAATTATTAGGAAATAAAGGTCTTGCAAAGTTATCAGTTGTAAATTGGGGGCTGGGGTTTGGGGTATTTAATTTATCAAAAAATAAACAACCTATAGAACTCCAATTGCCAAAATCTTTAAATGCTTTGTTTTCAGTTTGTTCGTCCACCATAGCATGTCTTACCCTAGCTGCAAATACCCCAGAATTTTGAGGTTTAACTGATGGTGTGCCCTTAAGTGAATTTAATCCTGTAGGTTGTTGAGCCATTATTTATTTTCTTTTGAAATTTTTTCCATCTCAGCTAATAATTGTTCTTTTTCTTCTTCACTAATTCCTAATCCACCATCTTCATCTTGGTTTTGAAGCGCTCTTTGAACAATAGTAGCCATTTTAATTAGAGCATCATCATTTTTAACTCCAATTTCCATATATTCTTTAATAAGAGGAACTATAAGAGTAGCATCACCTATTTCTTGAACTAAAGGTTTTAATTCTGATATTAAAGCTACTACTTGAGTATCTCTCTTTTTTTGGTTTTGGTAGATTTCTTCTAATAAATCAGAAAATTTTTTATCCCCAAAAACGTATGAATCTAACTGTCCCATAATGTTTTTGATTATAAATATGCATTATTAAAACTATTTTGGTGGAAAGTAGCCATGTTCTAAATAAAACATATACTTTTCTTTAAATATAGCATATAATTTATTAGCTATTTTAGTTATTTTTGGAGTTTTAACATCTACCATCTCACGAATGTAGATATAAAGTGCCTTTTTATTAAATACATCAATGGCATCTCTTTTTCTAAATAATTCTAAAATGGCATCAGCTATAGTAGCATCATTACCTTTAGGAAATAAAACATAAATTCTATCAGTACAATATTTTACATATTGGTCTATAAATAAAGATAAACGATCTTCATATTTATAGTCTTTATTTTCTTTTAAATTTCTACTACTAAATTCTTCATCTTCAACTAAAACTTGAGTATCATCTAATCTATTTTGTGATATAATAAATGAAGGATCTGATGTATCTAATTGTGAGTAGTGATTTAAATCTGAAATTGCTATATTTTTTATTTTTTTACCGTAATTTTTTTGGTTGTATACTATTAACCAACGTTTAACTATAGTTCCAAAATATGAATAGGCTTTAGCTCCATTTTCAGGATTAAATAGATGTATTTTAGATAATAAAAAGGTAATTATCTCATGTTGTAAATCTTCTAAATTTTCTACCCCATCAGTATGATAAAACTTAAAAGTATGGATGATATTTTCTGTAAGTTTATAAAAACCCCAATGTATATGTTCGGCATATATATCACTTCGCTCTTCGGGATCAGAGGAGCGATTGTATCTTACAATCGCTGCTTCTGTCACTTTTGAAAAATATACTTTTTTCTGAGGTAATGATTTATGCCTCCTTATTATTTCATCCATCTGCTATTTTATTCTTTTAATTGGAAATCATTTAGAATTTCTTGAATTTGTTTAATTTGCTTAAAGAAAAAACCTACCTCATCATCTGACTCAAAAGATCCTTTTACATCAATTTTTTTTACCTTTTCATCGGCAACTTCTATTACCCTGGATATTTTATCTAAATAATCAAGATATCCTAATACTATATCTTCTGCTCTTTCATTTTTCTTAAGTAAATTAAAAGTTGTATATCCTAAGACTAAAACTAAAATGCTTAAAATTGCAATTGTTACAAATAATGTAGTTGGATAAATTTCCATATTTATAGTTTATCAAAAATGTTTTGTAAACCTTCACTTTTAATAGAGCCTAAGGCTTTATTTTTTGTAGAGGTTTTCTTATTATTACCCAATGTAAAATTATTTTTACTGGTATCCAAGTTATTTTTAAATTTAGGCAACCATTCAATTTCAAATTCAATTCTAGCTGCCATCATATCTGCTTGATGTAAAATAAATGGTAATGAAGTGCGTGGTTTTTGTTCTGGCATATAACCCTTTAAATATTTTTCATTAGCTGAATCATATAACCCATCATGTGTTTGGATTGCTACCATTTCATTAAATGTATATTTAATGTTATTATCTTGAAGTAAAAATAATCCTCTATCTGGGACAGCTGAAAATGCTAATTCTTTATTAAACATATAATCTTCACCTAGTTTATCTTTTCTCCATTTATCAGTTTGTGGGATATAAGCTTCATGGTTATCATCCCCCATTTTACCTAAATCATGATTAATAGCTGAGAATACTAATTCTTCAGTAGTAAAAGTAGTCATATCACAACCAAAACCTTCCCAAACAGCAGACATTGATAAAGCAGCTTTAACTACTCTATTAACATGATCTACATAACCTCCAGGAAAGGCAGAGTGATATTCTTTTTTATGAGCAGCAGGCATAAACATAATACGTTCCGCATACTTTTCATAAAATTTAGTTAGTTGTTCTTTACGAGGAGAGGAAATATAAGTATCAATATTACTCAAAAATTCCACCCAATTCATTTGAATTTGGTCTGCTGTTAATTTCATAACTTTTATTTTTGTATTATCCGTTTCTTAGAACTCCGGCTTCGCGTTCAACTAAAGATTCTACCTCTTCAATTTTATCATAAACCTCTTTTATTTTTTTTCTAAAAGTATCAATGTCGCTTCCTCCACGGGATACCATTAGATCTAATGTTTTAACTCCGGATTTAATATTTACAAACCCTTTGTCAACCAATTCTTTGTTTCTAAATGCCATATTATTTTTATTTTATTAATGTGTCTATAATATACAATAACCCCCTCATTCATCCAACCTATACTCCTCATTTCCTATTCTTTCATTTTCCTAAATATCTTCAAAACCCGTATTTCCAAGGTACCCAAAATTTCTCTGGTATCCTACTTAAAGTCGTAATTCTTTTGATAGTTTAAGAACTTCTAAAAGATGAAGACATTTTTCATACTCTTCTCTTTCTGGGGATTGGAAATGTTTGATGGCTAATTCTAAAGAAGTTTCCAAAAAATCATCACCATGTGCCAATATAGCCTCAACATGATCTTTATTACTAAGATCTATTTTTTTAATATAAAACCAAGCTCTATTATAAGCAATTACTTCACCGGCAGCTGCTAATTCTGCAGGATCTAACTCCATATTTGAATTTTTTAACAATCGTATTGCTTTTTTCCTAAAATTTATATGATTAAGGATAAGTTTTGTATGCATACCTAACCAATATAGGGGAGTTGAGGTTAAATTAGTATAAGTAGTAGTATTATTACTTACATCTTCTTCACCAAATAGGTTAAATATATTATCAAAATCCATTTTTTTCATACTTAGTAACGATCTTTACTATTACCACCTCTTATCCTATATAAAGCATACTCCCACTTTTCAACCACAGTTTTATTTTTATGTTTATCTTGAGATTGCATTTTTTTAGTTTGTATGTCAAACTTTTCTTTTAATCCTTCTCTTTGTACTGTTTCATAAACTTCATAAAGTGCGTCTTCGTAATGGCTCATTTTAAAAATTTTATAGTATTAAAGTCATAATATATGGTATAAATACTAGCAATCCAAGTAATTTTTACCTTAATATTGTAAGATGCCCAGATTTTTGATATATTTCTGGGGAATTATATTTTCTAGCATAGAAAGTATAAACATATATTCCATCAACCACATAAGAGGATCCACCTTGCATACTACCATCCCAATAAGGATAACTGCTATAATCTTCTCCGTAACCTTCAAAAACTAAACTTCCCCATCTATTGTAAATCTTAAATTCTACATCAACCCAACACTCTAAATCAAAAATAATTTCCCAAACATCATTTATACCATCATTATTTGGGGTTAGTACATTAGGTATAAAAACATTCCAAGGCCAGCACCCATCAATAATTAATTCACTACAGGGCAAACCAGTATTACAATCTACTTCAATAATTTTTGTGATAGTATCTGTTAAAAAAACATACTCTAAAACTTCAACTTCCAAAGTATCTACTGTATATATGTAATTGTCTACAACTACAGTATCTGCTATGTATTCCACAATTGTATCGGTTAAATACACGTATTCTTGCGTTATAACGGTGTCAATTTGCGTTTGTATAATAGTATCTGGTGGTAAAGTTATAGTAATTGTATCGTTTAAACAATCAACAGGACACTCAGGTATTTCAGGTAAGAATACAGTTGTATTATTATTTCCAGTAACGATTTCATTTAAAATACCATCAACAGACATTACAAAAATACTACCAGGCCCTTCCATTTCAAAATAAGGAGTAGTAAAGAATTGCCCTTCCCCAGGAGGAATTGCATAAGCCCCAAATAAATCACTACTAAAACATTGATAATAATCTTCATTCCAAATTTCAATACAATAGTCTGTAATTTCTTCATCACCAAAATTCCATACAACATAATTTATGTTATAAAAAGGTGTATCACCAATACACCCAGTTTCAATTTCTACATCACCTATTATGGCATCTGGAGATTGGGAAAATAACGATAAGGGCAGTAATATAACCGCAAGGGAAAGAAGAAATTTATACATTAAGTAATAGAGAGTGTAAAGTAGAATAACGTTTTATCACTAATACATATGTAAATCTTCTTTAAGGTAGGCAAGGAGAGACTTGAACTCTCATGTAACCAATTACTCTTTCTACAAGGTATAAGCTTGAGGAGATACATGCCTATGTGGTGAACCCGGTAGGATTCGAACCTACGACCGATACCTTAGAAGGGTATTGCTCTATCCAGCTGAGCTACGAGTCCATTCTATAAAAAAATAACGTTTTAGGAGTGTTGGTACCGCTGGGCGGACTCGAACCGCCACGAGCCATTCGGCTCAACAGATTTTAAGTCTGTCGTGTCTACCAATTCCACCACAGCGGCATTCGGTTTAATTACTAGTAATAAGTTTAAGTTTGTTTTCAATTTCCTCAATAGCTTTATCGATTTTAGGAATCTCGATAGTAACATCTATTGATTTTGGATTTGATGGATGGTAATCCCAATATGTATCTCTAATTTTTGATAATTGGATAGCCTCATTAATGAGTTCAACTTGTGGATCTTTTTCTTTTTCTGACATAACTTTGATTTTTAATTTATATTTAAATATACGAACAATTTTTTAACAATCCCAATCTTCTGCTGCAATCTGCAAACAAAGGAGAGGAGATGATTCAGGATTAGATTTCATTTCTTCTAATGCTGTATAAGTTACTTCAAATTGTAAACCATGTTTTATTACTCTTAACCATATTTCATTAAAACTAATCATTTCTTCTTGACTCATCTTTTCCAAAAAATCTTTTTTAAATTGTGGTAACATATTTATTTTTATTATACGTGAATATACGAATTGATTTTCAATTTTCCAAATTTACTAACAAGCTTGTGTTAAAACTTTAAATTCATTCTCTTCTGAATCTTGACCTATATTAAAAATAGACTGTTCTTTTAATTTAGCTTCTATTACTATATCTGGGTTAAGACCATAAGTATTAATTTTATTATAAATTAAATCAGAGTGAGCTTGAGGGCGAATTGTTTCATCTAATTTTTCTTCACGTCTACTTTCAGAATAATGACAACATTGAGTAACACCTTCAGGCCAAGTAATAGATGCCATTTTAAGTGCTTCTTCCTCAGTTAACCCTCCAGTATTAAATTTATGATGGAAATAATCAAATGTAATTGGAATACCAATTTGTTGATAAATACCATCAAACAAATCTTTAACAGAGTATTCGTTTGGACTGTCATCATTTTCAATAACTAAGCGTTTTTGAGTGTCAATATTCAATAAACTAAAATTCTGCACAAAACGCGCCAACGTTGTGGATTTATCACCATATGCACCTCCAACATGAATATTTATTTTATTGTAAGGTGATGGGTCATAACCCATCATATTAAATTGCTCACTATGAAAATTTAATTCTCTAATAGTTTTTTCAACTACTTTTTGAGTAGGTGAAGCTAAACAATTATAAGGGCCTGGATGCATCGTAAGTCGTTGTCCTCCATCTTTAGCAATTTGCCCAATCTCAAACATTATTGATTTAATCTCATCATAATCTTTAAGAGTTTTAACATCATATTCATCTGACCAAGGGAATATTTGGCTAGATAACCGAAATAACTTGATTTTCATCTCATTATTCCACTGAACAATAGTTTTAAGATCTTTAACATTAAGTAATGCAAGATCGGAGACATAATCAATACCTTTAGCATCAAATGTTTTTCGACGCATTGTGCGATTTGTCATAATTTTGTTAGCACTTAGTGCAGTATTAATACAAGCGTATCCTAGATTCATAACCTTTATTTTTTTATTACGTGGTGAATATACGAAAGATATCTTAAAAAACCAAATTTATTTAATAAGTTCTTTGATGTTTTAGAGTATATTTTAAATTGCTATTTTCTTCCTTTAGTTTTCTATTAACTTCTTTAAGATAATCAATGTCTTGACTCATTTTTAGAATAGTAGCATTACACTTATTAATATTTTTTTGAAGGTTTACAACCTTCTTCTTATTAAAAAGATCCATAACTTACTTAATAATTTCCCAAGTAAAAACAGGTCTATTTCTTTGATATTGCTCCATAAACCATTCTAAACGATCGGTTTTAATTTGCATTTCTTGTACTTTTCCACTTTCACTTTCAGTAATCTTGATTTTATATAACATATTTTTTAATTTTAATTAGGTCGTCTCGAAACTTCTCTCCTTAACAATATAACATCTATACATACGTATATATTATGATATCACCAACCCTACACGACCAGTTGTTTTTAAATAGTAAGTATTTGCAGGAATTGTGGTAGTAGGGGTAAATGTAAATGAACCACCCTTACCAAATAGACTTACGGAAAAACCATAGGTATTTTCTTGCAAAGACCCTTCATCAATATCTTGTAAAAAACCACCAAACGCTCCGGCTATTGGTGTTTGAGTAAGAAGATTTTGATTTGCGGTTGAGTTAGCTTCCAGTGTAAAGTAAGCTACCGAACCAATCGTCGTCGCGGTATTTTCTAATTCAAAGAGATATTGTTGACCGGCAGTCATAACTGACGTTCCTAAAGATCCACTTCCGTTTAGTGATGAGCTGGGATATGTTGGCATAATTCTATTATTTTGTTATAAATATCATGAGTTGTGGGTTCCGTTTATAATATCCGAAGAACTTAAGCCTTGATAGCGAGGCACATACAACATTGCTTTAGCCCACTTTTTACCTATAATTGTCTTATTTCTATACTCCTCACCAATTACAAATACTTCGGGAGCCAAGCGTTTAATTAAACCATCTAGCTCATCATCCGTATTGAAAGGAATTACATTCCTAATGTATTTTATACTTTGTAGGAAGAGCATTCTATTTTCAAGAGAATTCACCGGTCTACAATCACCCTTCATCTGACGAATACGCTCATCTGAGTCAATTCCTACTATCACATCATTTCCTTCCTCCCAAGCTCTTTTAAATAGTTGGATGTGCCCCGCATGGAGCACATCAAAACAACCATTTAACCATGTGACTCTAGTTCGCATATTGAAGTGCTACATCAAACAATTCTTTATTGATCTTCATATCTTGCTTGAAGTTCTTTATCTCACGAGCTTTACGTGCTTTACCACCTGCTCGGTAATCGAAGTCACCTGTTACAATTTTTTCTTGAACTACATTAAATACTGACCAAAGGTCTGTACCGTAATCTTCCTTACGTACGGGCTGAACTAAAGCTTTATAATCAATTTCAATACGCTTCATTTCTTGCTTTGAAAATCTAGTATTAATGGCATCTTTAGCAAATTGTAGAATTTCTTCTTCTGCCATTTCTTGAGCTTTCATCTTATTCATAGATTCAACTGTAAGCGGAAGCTTTTCTACCATGTCCTTAAGTAAAACCTGAAGATCCTCAAATGTATAACCCATATGACGCATTTTAACGGCTTCAAATTGCGTATCTGCAATAACTAAACCATTTGCACAAATCAAACGATATAAACCTGCTTGAAATTGGAAGGAATTCTTACCATCGTGAGAATTTGTTAGTAGAATTTGTGGAAAAACTGTATCACCATCACTACCATTAATAACAACATCATCATTTCTAAACACTAGCAAGTGCTTTTGAAATCCTTTTGTTGAGTTCTTACGAGCCTTAACTTCTTTGGCTTCAATTGGCTTCCAACCTAGAAGCTCCATATCATCAATTACACGCTCCGTTGGAATGTGTGTATACTTGTCTGAAACCTCACTACTTGGCTTCGTTGAAAAAACTGAAGGTGCCATTTTGGCAATCGCTTCTTTTGTTAAATACTTTGCTTCTTGCAAATTTTCTGAATTCATCATAACTTTTATTTATTTAAATTAAACTTTTATTGTGTTTTAACCTCATTTACCCCGTAAATATACGAAAGCTTCCTCGCTTCTCCAAGCGATTCACCGGAAGCCTTTAAATTACTTTTTAACTAATAGACTTGGTGAAACATTAATTAAACCACCAATTCTACCATCACCAACATTAATAGCTTGAACTTTAATGTTCTTATTGTTAATTTTAATAATTTTAAATTCATCATTAGGAGAGACTTTTTTATGATTAATACCAACCACATCTCCAATTTGAAAATCATCTTTTGAAGCTTTTTGTGGTGCATCACCAACTCGAGCTGTCATTTTTGCTCTTAATTCTTGAGCATCAAACCTAATTGTGCCTAATGAAATAGTAACACCATAATCTTTTTCTAATTGAGCGACTGCTTTTGCGAAATCACCTCTAAAACCTTGAACTTTTTGCTTATTTAACATAACCTTTATTGAATTTAATTAACACTTGGGCTCGCACCCCATTTACCCTGTAAATATACGAACGCTTTCTCGCTTCTCCACGCAAGTCACCGGAAGCCTTTAAGAAATTGTTGCTAATGTAAACACTACAATCATAAGTGCTACATAAATCACTGAGGATATGTCTGTTTTATGTTTCATGGCGATATATATGGGTTTTAATTAATTACCTATGGTTATTTATATTACCCCATGATGAAGTAGCTATTACGTTATATACATATATCTTCTATCGATGTGAAGAAATCGTCGTTCGCTACTATTTGCGCCTTGCGGGTTTTTATTTTCTTTATCCTATATGGGCTTACATATAATTTTTTTGAGATGCGTTATTTTGTATGTAGTTGCATATAATATATTTGTATATACAATCGATGGGTTAGTTTTATACTCGCTCTAATAAGCCCACTACACCCTTTCTTGCGCATATACACGCCCGATGGACGGCGGCATACCGTGGGTTATTATGCGGTACGTACGCCGCACGCCGCCCGAACTATTATCTATATTATATCATACCCAGTACTACATAAGTAATAAGTAATATATAGTAAGGTACCCACCACGGTAGGTTATGTCACCGTAGGGGTACTTACAATGGCCGTCGACGCCACCTTATATTTAATAATGACGTACTAGTACTTATGATACTTGGTACGCACCCTCTACTACGCGCCTATAACCATCATACTGATAATTACCATTGTCAATCACCACGCCATCCTTAATCGCCAATGCGTGTTTATTCACGGCTAGTATGTAATTGCCTTTATTAAACCGCTGTGCAAATGCTTTAACTGTAAATGCAACCGGCTTGTGCTTATATTTTGGATTAACCATGTCACCACCTTGTTTAGGCCCGTGACCTAGCACCTTTAACTTTCTAGTAATGCCACTATCAAATAGACTCAATTGGCCCACCTCATCAAACGTCATTTCCTTAACGTTGTCCAAAGTAGACATAAACTGTTTTGTACCTTCACCTTTCTTACGTTTGAAAGTGTCGGAAACATATTTGTGTGCTTGGGAATAATTCACGTCACAAGCATTCGCAATGGCTCTCACCACGCAATCATTACTCTCGCCTTTAGCTGTTTGATCAGAACCACTAACTGCATAACCACTTTTAAAATTCTTTAACATAACCTTTATTTTTAATTAATAACCTTTATTCGATGGACTTATCTCATCATTTACCCCGTAAATATACGAACAAAGACTCGGGTATCCAAGCCTTTTGGCGGGAGTCTTTAATTAAACCCAACCAATTGATTTACCATAAAATGTGGTAAGTGAGCAGGTGAGCAAACCTGGACGTGGGTGATTGAGCTTATCGTCACGACGCTCACCGTAAATATTCTTACCAGTGAAATTACCATATCGACTGTAGCTCTCCTGGTAATACACTTTATCACCATCAACATCAACCTTCAAACACAGACATGAGCCCGTATTACTGTTGTTATCGCTAAATAACTTGCCCTCATACTCCATGATGTCCTTAACATCCCCTTCACTTAATTGTCTTACACTATACATAACCTTTATTTTTTTAATTTAACTTGCGTTCCCGCCTCATTTACCCCGTAAATATACGAAGGCTCCCTCGGGGAACCACATATCTTCGCCGGTGCCTTAAAGAAATAGTTATGAATATTCGCGAACCGCGCGTTTCCGTTATGTTCACAAGTATATACTCGTTACCTAGTGGTAAGGTTGGATGCGCGGGCAAGAGGGGTTAACGGCAGTGCCACTTTAGTCCAT